CGTGGTTCTTTAAGATTTATTTCGTCTTTATGCGTTTAGCATTTAAGTTCGTCATAGTGTGTTTCTTAATGAACCACACTTTAACGGCTTATTTAACCGTATTTAGACGTATTATCTTTTAGATGATCGTTTTATTGTGATTGTTATTCTGACCCCTGAAAGAAGGACTAGCCGGATTTCCAGTATCCTCAAACTGGAACCCGTCTGTCATGCCCAGACTTTAAATTAGGCATATGAGCCTGGTCGACTCAAGAAAATACCACCCTTATGGAGTGGGAGACCTTATAGTCCCTGTGTCGGGACTCTAAATATAGACACATTTATGCTTAAACTTTGTGTTTAGCATATGAGCCTGGTCGACTCAAGAAAATACCACCCTTATGGAGTGGGAGACCTTATAGTCCCTGTGTCGGGACTCTAAAAATAGACACACTTTCTTTGCTCAATTTGTGAGTGGAATGGATTAAAACAGCATTCCGCATCTTATTGAGATTTACAGATTTGTTTTGAATTATTGCCAGATATGATAAGATAGTGATTCTAGTAGGCTTAGATATGCTTTGGGGAATCCCCCTCGAATTTATGATTTCTGTTTAAAGTGTTCAACTCGCAGTAGAGTTTAATGAGCATTAGGATCTAACATTTATAAGAGAATAATTGGTCCCCTTGAATATCTTTTACCCAATGTACCGGGAGTTATTTCTATCAATACCATTCAACTATCCTACGTTTACTGCTCTACCAGGGGTGGGGGTGTTGCTTACCTTTCTTTTCCCGTAGGCTCTAGTTTGAATGTGAGACACGACGTTCTTTGATTATCGAAACGTAATGGTTTAAAATAATGAAGAAAATTTTCTAGCCTTATGGCTACTGTTATCAAACCCTTCTTTACCCTATCTGAAATGAATACCAACTATTTAGAGGAAACAAAGAAAAATGCAGCAAAAGGGTTTTACACGCTTACTGTAAAGGCAGTAAGTGTTTTTGTTTATTTGTATTTGTGGATGTGTATGTTGATTACACAATTTGTTGTTGTGCTTTGTACTCCCCGATTGGAGAGCCAAAGCGATAAGGATTATGCGCGCAGCAAGTACGTTACTCGTGTTCAAAATAGTAAGAATGCAACTTCGAGAAAACATGATTCTTTGCATGTACCAAAGGTGAAGAAGAATAATAAGAAGAAAAGTATTAGAAACAATGGAAAAATTCTTCAATCTCAAGTCAAGTATACTATTTTTGATCATGAGTTTGATACAGAATATTTAACATTGGACCATGTTGGAATGATTTTGAAATCGTTCAAGTCTAGTGTTAATGTTCCGTATGTCTCAAGAGAGGAATTTAGTGTAGTGTGGAAAAAGTTTCTTGAATATTTTTCAGAAATTACTATTTTTCAAACTATTGCTAAAGACTTTATGATCATAATACAGTGTGATATTGCTAAAACTTTATTTTCATTAGTATCCATGATTGTTACTTTGGGATGGATGCCCAAGGTTGATTTTAAATTTCGTGGAGTGACTTTATTTGAAAGTGAAGCAATTAAGCAAAAAGTTACTGTGACTATGATTTATGAGACATTATGCAAATTGTTCAAGCTTGTTAAGGAAGCATGTTTTAAATTTCCAGAATATGGTATTAAAGCATTTTATCTTGATGAACATAAATTAAAGTATGAAATAGAAGTTGCTGATTTGAGAGCACAAAAGGTGCTTATTGATGTAGGCAGAGAAACAACTATGGATTCTTTAGAATTTGATCGTCGAGTAGAAGACATTATTCAGGAAACGTTGAAACAAATGGCTGTTGCGCAAGGATATGAGAAGACCGTACTCAATAACACTCTCAAGGAATTCAAAGGAATTCAAGCTAGTAGAATTTTAGCTAAAAGAGATTATATTAGAGAGAAACCGTATGGGATTCTTATGTATGGAGGATCAGCTGTTGGGAAATCAGCCATGTCTAATTCATTAATTAGATATGTTTTGGAGATCAATGGATTGGATAGTTCTCCAAGGAGTGTTATAGTATTAAATGAATTTGATAAGTTTCAGTCAGAATATCGCACATATCACAGTGGTGTTATTTTTGATGATCTATGTAATGGGAATCCTGACAAAAACGATGGGAATCCATTAATGAAAGTTATTCAATTTATTAATAATGCTCCTCAGGCGGCTTTGAATCCAAATGTAGAAATGAAGGGTAATGTTATGATAGAACCTAGAGTAGTATTAGCAACGACTAATGTTAAAGAGTTAAATGCTGGTACTTATTCAGAGGAACCATTGTCCATCGCTCGTCGTTTTCAAGTTACAATCACTCAGTCAGTGAAGCCTGCATATTGCAAACCGGGCACACAGATGATCGATTCATCTAAGGTTTTGAGAGATTTTGGAAATGACCCTTACCCTGATTTTGCTTTGTTTGATGTTGAATACGCCATAATTACTCCAAATCAACCTAGTAATAAGAAGCTTACATACTTACCTTATAAATTTGAAGGTAAGGAATTGAGACAGGTTGATATTTATACTTTGCTTCGCTTTTTGAAGGAAGATTCGCAAAAACATTTCAACGAACAGAGGCAATTTGTCACTAATCAAAAATCGAATGAATTTATTCATTTATGCCAATGTGGCTTACCAATTTCTATTTGCAAGGAATGTGAACTTGAATCACAATTCTTTAAATTTCCAAATTTGGTTCAACCTTTGTTAGACTGTGAGGAATACGTATATTCAGTTATCACTTCATGGTTGTTATATTTGGTTGATACCCCTTTTGGGCAGGGATTGTTAGCTTATCATGTTCGTAAAGCAGTTCTAACTTTTTATGAGAGTATTTTTGAACGATATTTTATGAGGATTAGTTTAATTGCTCTTATTATATTAGAATTGCTTTGTCATGGTTTCTTGGGCGCAAGGTTTATTCTTATGTCTTTATTCTTGATTGTTGGAAGCGTTTATTTGCTTTATTTGAAATATAAATATCAATTTAAGAATAAGATTAGGAATTTGCCTAGAATTTCCACATGGATTATCAATATGGATTTTAAAACTAAGATGAAAATATTATCTTTTCTTGGTGGAGTATCCACGTTGACCGCATTTATTAAGTTTATTAAATATTTGCGTACTCTCCCTACAGCGCAAGCTGCAGCTCCTATTAGGATTTTACCTAAAGAAGGAGCTGTAAAGGAAGATGAACATCCGAAATGGGGAATTTCAGGTGTGCGTGAAATGGAAAAAGTATTCAAGATTGAACCAGATCTTTCACATGATGTGAAGTCTATGGATCCTGAGAAGATGTTTAATAGTCTTAAAAGAAGACAATTTAGTCTTAGGATTGATGTAGGTGATGCTTATACTTTTTGTAATTGTGTCCCGATGAAATCAAATGTTATGTTGATTCCTAATCACGTTGTGCCTAAGAAAGTTTCGAAAGCTTCTTTGAGTAAGCCAGGTGCTTTGTTTAAGCATGTGTATATCCAGCCCGAGTCTGTGTATAAGATACCAAGTACAGATTTTGCTTTATGGTATTTACCAGAATTGGGTGATCAGAAGGATATTACAGAGTATTTACCTAGTTATATACCTCAAGGAAAAATTTTTGAAGCTTTTATGATGTACAATAATAATGGCACTATTGAGAAATATGATAAGATGTTGGTTCATAGGACAAGTTCGCGTTCAACAGAAGGTGGACTTTTTGAATCAATTGCTTATTCATTTCCAGGACAGACTTTTAAAGGTCTGTGTATGGCTACTGTCATTGCTAATGATTTAAAGACCCATCCTTTTATTGGTGGTTTTCATTTAGCTGGTAGTGGCAGTGCTGGTGCTGCAGGATTCCTTACGAAGGAACAAGTAGAATCTGGTATTGCCGAATTGAATAAGAGAGCAGGTGTTATGATTTCTCATAGTGCTACTCCTTTTCAAACTACTCTTATGGGAGTTAATGTAGGACCTTTATCGGAACCACATGAAAAGGCAGTTGTACACCAGCTTAAACCTGAGGCTAAGTGTACTGTTTTTGGTCAACATAATCAGCCAAGAAGTACGCCTTCATCTAGAGTTGTAACAAGTATGATTTCAGACGCAGTTACAAAGCATTTGAATTTACCAAAAATACATGGTGAACCCTGTGAAATGAAAGATGATAGGCATAAGTTGGTTGATATTGAAGGAAAAACTGATACTGCGTACAAATTCCAATTAGATTCTTTTAATAAAGCGTATGACGATTATTTGGGCCAAATTATGAATGGTCTCGATGACAAGCATTATGTTAGAATTGGAAAATTGAGTGTTGATGCCACATTAGCCGGATATGATGGTGTGCCGGGCATTAATTCTATGGAGTTTAGTACTGCAGCTGGTTTTCCTTTGAAAGGAACCAAAAAGCAATTTGTTGAAGAATCTCAGCGTTATGTAGAGGGAATTTCTTGTCCGCGTGATGTGGATGAAGAAATTCTCAATGAAATGAAACGTCTTGAGAAGGAATTGAGTGAAGGAAAAAGAGTTAATACTGTTTTTAAGGCTTCACTTAAGGATGAGCCTGTGAAAACTACGAAGAAGAAA